AAACGTAAAGTGTGATCAGTAGGGACCGTTGATATATTCCTCGGGTGAGTCACTTTCGCATAGGACTCACGCTTCATGAATGACTTAACCACTAAGGGCTGTTTATGCCATTCATAAATTTGGGCGTCAAAGCCGTACTCCTCACAAAACAAGAGCCATCGCTCATTGTTTGCGCGGAGACGTTGAGCAGACAATTTTTGCTCGTTGAACACCTCTTCCATGTCAAGAGGACGTCCAGTATGGGGTTTGCCAGCACTCGAAGTCGTGTTAGACTGAGCAAACATTTTGTTCACAAATTCTTCAGCATATTTGTTGAACACGGATGGAGGTGTCTTGGTGTTGCGCACAGCGTCAACCCTGCCTGCTATGGTCTGCACATCATTATTATATGATGCCATCGGAACACAAGCTGGGGCTGATAATGGACAAGGAGCGAACTCTCGAGCTACGGGCTTCGGAGCATCGTCCAATAACTTCGGGCCGGTGCAGTCATAATGGACCACACCTTCACGTCTTTGTTTAGGAACAACTGGGGCCATCATAAGTGGCTTATCACCCATGTCCATGTGCTGAGCATGATTATAAATAATCACCGACCCATGGACAGGGTGTGCCACTTTGCTAGCACCCAGTATGCGCTCCACATCTCCCATGTTCTTCCACCCAGATTTCTCCATACGAATAACACAATCGTACAGAGTGTCAGACGGAATGCTGACATGGTCACACATTCCAGGGGCCGCCAAATGGGTAATTTCCCCAGTCGGTGTTATGGTCTTGACAACATTCACACTAGTTGAACACGCCACTTTCGTGAGGGGGTCAATCCAGTTGATGTTCTGGGTGAATTTCCTGCGGCGCATTGGACGTTGACACGCTAGGAAACTCATGGGTGCCTGGATTGTTGACACAGGCTGTAGGAAAATGATGCGCCGTGTGGCATCGTTTTCCATGATGTATTGGGCAACAGAGAACGTTGTGGTAGCATAACCATTGACCTCACCTGACACAGTTATATAATCTGTGTCATAATCCCATAGTTTGTGAACATAAGGGTCACTCCCCGTGATCCGAGCAGTAACAACATCATTATAGATGCTGAAAACTCCATTTGGGACAACTCCTCCAGGGGTCGTTGGCACAAATGTGTACATCAAAATCGGACGTCTGCTTGCAAGAACAGCGTCCATGTCGTCATAATAATAATCAGTATCGATCATCTTGATAACATGGCCGTCGTTGATCAAATCCCATGCAAAAGGCAAAGCACTATCGCGGACTGCATAAAACAGCCGTTGTCCATCGTACTTATCGCGCTGGGATTTACCCATTGAATATGGCGTATATCCATTCATCAGAATGAATCCATCAATGGCATAAGAG